CGCCGGCGCGAAGATCGTCGCCGCGTACGCGAAGGCGAACCACCCCTACACGAACCGCACGTTTCGGTTGCAGACGCACACGGAATGGCAGTTCACCGACGGCTCACTTGCGAGCGGCTACGTGATCCAGGTGCATGGCGGAATGCCATATGGTTCGTTCGTCGAAGAGGGTACGTCGCGCAATCGACCGTACCCCTACCTGCGCCCCGCGTGGCTCGCGATGGGGCAGACCATGGCTGAGATCGTCGCCGCCTCGATGGTGGGCGCCGTGCAGAACACCCGATGAGCGCCGCCACACTCGCAACGATCGAGTTCGCGCTCTACACCGCGCTCTCGGGGCTGCTCACGAACGTCACCACCGGGCCGACGACCTCGCGCCCCTTCGCGTGTGTCGGGCGCTACGCCGGGCCGGTCCCGCCCGAAGGCCTCGCCGAAGCCGCCGCGCAGTACCCGTGCGCGATGCTGCGCTTCGACGAGGACGTGTCGACGCGCGACGTGATGGGCTACGGCGCCGCGTCGATCGAAGACCGCGCGCTCGCGCAGTTCTCGGTGCTCGTGGCCGTCGAAGACGCCCGCGCCATCGACGATGGGATGGTTGGCGACTCAAGCGCGCCCGGCCTTCTGCGGCTCGTCGACGCGGTGATTGCCGCGTGCAACGGGCTCGTGGTCGCTGACACGCACATGAACCTGTCGACGCGCTACGCGGGCACGCGCGCGGAGCTGATCCGCCGCGGCGCCGTCTACGTCTACGCCGCCCGCTTCGAGGCGACACGCGACGCCGAAGCCGCGACCTACGACAGCAGCGCGGCCGTCACGATCCCCGCCGTCTACAGCGACATCAACCTCGTGGGCACCGGCACTGCGCCGAACCCGCTCGTCCAGATCGTCTCCGACACCACCCCGTGAGCACCGACACCATGAAAACTCTCAACGTGCGCGCCGTCGGCGATGCGCGGCTCCCTGTGCCCGGCTCCGTGTCGGCGCGCTACGTGGGCCGTGACCGACGCGGCGAGATCATCCCCGAGGGCGTCACCGTGCCCGACGACAGCTACCACCGCCGCGCCCTCTCGCGCGGAGAACTCGAGGCCCTGTGAGCATCTCCGTCCCCGGCGTGCCGTCGTCGCGCAAGACGCCCGGCATCACCTTTAACGTGGTGCTCGGCGGCCCCGGCTCGTCGAGCGGCAGCGCCACGAAGACGCTCATGCTGCTCGGCAACATGATCGGCACCGCCATCACCGGCGCCTCGCCCGCGCTCTCCGTGGCCGCAGGCACCGCGACCGTGGCGACGCCCGTGTTCGTCGCGTCTGCCTCCGACGCGCAGACGCTCTTCGGCGCGGGCTCGGAGCTGCACCGCATGGCCCTCGCGGTGTTCGCGCAGTACCCCGACGCGACGCTCTACGCGTGCCCCGTGGCCGACGCTGCGGGCACCGCCGCGAGCGGCGTCATCACGTTCGCGACGACGTCGACCGCGGCCTTCACCGTGCGCCTCAAGCTCTGCGGGCAGACGATCGACGTCGCCGTTGCCTCGGGCGACACCGCGACCGTCATCGCTGCCGCGGTGGCCGACGCGATCAACGACGCGCTCACGCTCCCCTTCACCGCGCAGAACAGCGCCGGGGTCGTGACCGTCACCGCGAAGCAGACCGGGCCGCGCGGCGGCGTGATCGTGGTCGACGCGTACTTCGTGCCCGCTGGCTCGACGATCGAGACGCGCATCACGACGTCGAGCGCGTCGAGCGGCGCAGCCACGACGGGCATCTGGTCGAGCACCACCACCCTCGGCGGCGAGATCACCCTGACGAACGGCGCGACGCAGGACAGCTTCGCGAACGCCCTCGCGGCGATCAACCCCACGCGCTACGACCGGATCGTGTGCGCGTGCATCGACTCGACGAACGCCGACCTCGTGGTCACGGAGATCAACGCGCAGGCCGGGCCGACGGTGCAGCTCCTCGAGCAAGCCATCATGGCGACGAGCGCGACCTATGCGAACGCAGTGACGCTCGCGACGGGCCGCAACGCCTCGCGGATGCAGGTCGCGTGGCACCACGCCTCCGTGCTCCCGCCGCCCGACGTCGCCGCTCAGGTGGCCGCCGCACGCCTCGCAGGCGATGCCTACGCGGGCGGATCGCTCGTGGGCGAGGCCTCCGACCCCGCCGCCAACCTCGACGGCGTCAACCTCGCGAGCGTGCCCATGCAGCGCCTCGCCGCCGACCGCCCCACAGGGACCGAGATCGAGAACGCGCTCAACAACGGCCTCGCGGTGATCGGCGCGAGCGCGCTGCGCCCCGGCTACGGCGCCCTCGTGCGCTCCGTGACGTCGCGCTCGCTCGCGGCGGGCGTGCCGAACTACGCGGTGATCGACACGGCCTACGTGACCGTGTGCGACTACGCCGCCGACGACCTCCGCGCGTATCTCGCGACGGAGCTCGCGGGTGCGAAGCTCGGGGCCGACGACGCGAGCGGCAACCCCGTTACGCGCGCTCCGAACGTCACCACCCCGAGCGCGATTCGCTCGCTCATCTTCGGGCGTCTCAAGACCTACGAGGCCGACGCGATCCTGCGCGACGTGAGCCTCAACGATGCGCTGCTCGTGGTCGAGGCCGACGGCACCACGCCCGGCCGCGTCAACTGCGAGATCCCCTGCGAGCCCATCACCGCACTGCACCAGGTCGCGGGCAACGTCCGTCAACTCGCGAGCCTCTGAGGAACACGCCAATGGCACGCTACTCCGCTCCCGGCGCCGTCTTCTACCGCGGCCGCCCCGTCCTCGAAGCCACGTCCATTACGATGGACTTCGACAGCGGCAACAAGGACGTTGTCACCATCCTGAAGGGTCGCGCGGGTCACACCGCCGGGCCGCTGATGGCCACGATCGCCGTCGACAACGCGCTCCCGTCGACCGGCCCCGAGGTCGACTGGATCGGCCTCTGCGCCGCGCAGGATGAGATCGCCCTCGTCTTCAAGATCGCGGGCGACTCGTACGCTTTCAAGGGCGACGTGCGTACCGCCAAGATCGACACGAAGGCCGAGGGCACACCCAACAGCGTGAGCTTCAGCTTCCACGCGACCTACGTCGGCACCGCGTGACCGCGTGACCGATCACCTCAAAGGATCGAAGCTCTCGCGCCTCATGGCGGGGCGCGAGCGTCCGGTGCGCCGCTTCTCCGTCGAGGTGGTGCGCGAGAGCGGCCCCGAGTCGCTTGCCCTGGCCGTGCGTACGCTCTCCGCGCACGAGCAGGAGCAAGCGCACGCCGAGGCGGTCAAGTGGCTCGTCGGCACGGGCGGATGGATGCGCGAAGACCTCATCGGCGACGCGGGCGACGCGGTGCTGAACCTCGAGGTCATGGTGCAGATCCTCGCTCGCGCCCTCGTCGACCCCGACAAGACCGACACGCCCTTCGCGGCCGACGCCGCCGAGCTGCGCCGATGCTTCGACGTCGACGAGGTGCGCGCGTGCTTCGACGAGTACACCGCGCACGCACTGGAGCGGTCGCCGTTCCGAAATCTCAAGACGCTCGCAGAGGTGCGGGAGGTAGCTGATGCGCTGGGAAAAGGGCTGACGCAGCCGACCAGCTTGCAGCGCTTCGACACCACTACGCTCCGGCTCATCATCACCTCACTGGTCGACCGGGCGGCGAGATGGACGACGCCGAACTCCTCGGCCACTACGCCGCCGATCGCCTCGCCCGCCGACTCCTCGCCGACCTCGACGGCGACGACGCCCCGAGCGATGACGCTCGACGACTCCGAGACGCCCTGACCCGCTGAACCATGCCCCGCGCTGTACTCCAAATCGACGCCGACACGAGCGGCCTCCTCGCAGCCTTCGCCGCCGTCCGTGGCGCCGCGAAGGCCGCCGAGGCTGACGTGAAAGCGTCGATGGGCAACGCTGTCCGCGCGTCGACGGCGGGCTATCAGCGCACGGGCCGTGTGGCGCGTGACGAGGCCGCGCGTACCGCGCGCGCCGAGGAGCAAGGCGCGCAGCGCTCGCTCGCGGCCTTCGTGCGCGGCGAAGACCAGAAGCGCCGCGCGCTCGCCATGACGGCGGCCTCGCGTCGCCGCGCCGAGACCGACGCGACGAAGTTCGCACAGGACGAAGCGCGAAAGCGTGGACTCACGGGCGAGCAAGAGGCGCGCGTGCGTCAAGGCGCGCTCGAGCGCTTCACGCGGCAATACGAGAGCGCCGAGAAGCGGCAGACGGCCATCGCGCAGCGCGAGGCGTCCGCACGCTCGCGACAGGGCAGTCAGATCGGCACGGGGCTCCGTCGCGGGCTCAACGTCGGGCGCGACGCCGCGTTCAACGTCGCCCGCGAGGCGCACTCACAAATCCAAGACGCGCGGCAGCGTCGCGCCGCGAGCGAGCACACGCTCAACGCGGCGTTTTTTCAGGCGGGCATCGGCGGCAACGAAGCGACCGCGATGCGCTCGCGGCTTCAGCGCGAGATCGCCACGGGCGGGCTTCGCGGGCTGTCGATGGAAGACGTCGCGGGCGGCCTCATGGGTGCGCAGACGCAGTTCTCGGTGCTCTCGGGCGCGAGCCCCGCCGAGCGCGCGCAGCGCCTCGACGAGCAGGTGTCTCGGATGCGCTTCGCGCGCGCGACGTTCCAAGACCCCGCCGAGGTGCTCCGCGTGTCGGGAATGCTCTCGCAGCAGGGCATCCGCGGCGGCGACCAGATGAGCGTGTTGCAGTCGCTCACGGGCATGGCGCAGGCGGGCTCCATCGAACTCTCGACGCTCACGGGGCAGGCCCTCGGGCCGCTCATGCAGAACCTCGCGCGCGTCACGAATCAGAATCAGACACCCGAGCAGCGCGCCGCCGCCGTGCGCCGTGCGACCGCCGAGACGATGGCCGTCGGCGAGATCGGCGCCGCCGCAGGTCTCACGCCGCGCGACTCGCTCAACGCGCTCGCGAAGCTGCGCACGTCGGCAGAGAACCCGATGGTCGCAGAGCGCCTCAACACGCGCCTTCGCGCCGCGGGCCGCGCCGACCTCGCGGGGCAGCTGATCCAGGGCGACGCGCAGCACGGCTTCGCGCTCCGCAACCGCGACCCGCTCGCTCTGATGTCGTCGCTCGTCACGGGCATGGGCGGCGACACGAACGCCGTCACGAACCTGCTCGCAGCGGGCGGCTCGCGCGGCGCGATGGTGCTCGACTCGCAACAGCGGCGGCTCATCGGCGCGATGGCCTCGCAGACCTCGGGTGGGCAGACGATCGCGCAGCGCGTCTCGGCGATGACCGCGACGGGCAGCAACTTCGGAATGGGCGACGTGGGCCGCGGCGCCGCGATGGTCGACGCCGAGCAGCAGACCGCGCTCCGCGCCGCAGAGGCGACGCGCGACAACGCGCTCACGGACAACACCTCGGCCATCGTCAACCTCTCCAATCAGTTCGCGACGTGGTCGACGTCCAACCCCGTCGCGTCGAGCGCGATGCAGTCCGGCGGCGGTCTCCTCGGCGGCGTGCTCGGCGGCGCGACCTTCTCACGCATCGGCACAGCGCTCGCGGGTACGGGCGTCGGCGGGCTGCTCACGGGCGCTACAAGCATCGGCGGCACGATCGCGGCGGCGAAGGCTTCGGGCCTCGCGCTCCTGGGCTCCGCGGGCGGCATCGGCGCGACCCTCGCGGGCACCGTCGGCGCAGCGGGCGCGGGCACCATCGGCGCTGTCGTCGGTGCAGGCGCGGCCCTCGGCGGCGGCGCCGGGACGCTCATCAACCGCGCCGTCTACGATGACGCCACGATGCGCGACACGACGGGCCGCACGACGGGCGAAGCCGGAGGGCAAGCGGCCTACACGAACGTCTTCAGCGCCGACATGTGGCGCGGGTTCTCTACGTCGGTCTCGCAGGCCGTTCGCGACGGTCTCAGCAACGCCACCGTCACCGCGACCGTCGCGCCCGTCGACGCCGCACACGCCGCCTCGCAGGCTCCCGCGCCGAGCGCCGCCGCACGATGAGCGACTACCTGAAAGACCTCGCGGAGTTCTCCTTCGAGGGCATCCGTTTCCCCGCGCAGGCCGCGGAGACGATGGGTGGCAACGACTTCGTGAAGCACGTCGCGTATCGCCGTCGCGGCGCCGACGTGGAGTACACGGGGCAGCGCGCGTACGGCGGGTCTTTCACGATCCCGCTCGTGAACTCGCCGCAGCTCGTGGCGCGCTACGGCGACCTCGCTTCGGGCGTGCGCTACGACCTGCTCAACGCGTTCGAGACAACGCCAATCGGGAGCCTCCAGCACCCGACCTACGGGCTGCTCACGGCGGCGATCGAGGAGTGGTCGGAGCCCATCGACGCGAGCGTGCGCAACGGCTTCGTATGGACCGTCAAGTGGTCGGAGCACAACGCGACCGCGGGGCTTCTCCTCGGCCCTGATGGCGCACTCCCCACGGACACCGACGCCACCGTCGAGACGCGCGCGGAGACCGCTGACACCCTCGGCGCGAGCGTCGCGGGCTACCGTCCAACGGCGCCCACGATGCGCTCGCAGATGACGTTCCTCGCGTCTGCGCCGCGGAGCTACACGCAGGTCAACGATGCGTTCCGGCAGATGGGCGACGTCGTGGCGTTCAACCTCGCGCTCCCTGGCATGGTCGGCCCCTCCTCGAACGCCGCGACGCGCGCGCTCCTTGACCTGCGCAGCGCGATCGACGATCTGCGCGGGCGCTACGTCGTCGGCGACGGCCGCAGGCGCTTCTACACTGTGCCGTCGGGCATGGCGCTGTGGGAGGTCTCGCTCGCGGTCTACGGCACCGCCGCGCGCGTGCGTGACCTGCTCGGCGCGAACACGATCACCGACCCGCTCGCGGTGCCCGCCGGGACCGTCGTTGTGGTGCTTCCGTGACCGTCGCGAACGACCCGCGCGAGCACACCGTCGACCTCGTGCTCGCGGCCTCGGGCCTCGCGCCCGACGTGTGG